TCATCGTTTCAGCTGACGGTACGTCGCCCAACGGTCCGGATAGAGGGTGTAAAACTCAATGCATCCGAAATCCCATACGTACTGCTGAATTTTGGACTCCGCGTACACGGGGATATCAACGAAAACACCCCTGACCATAGCTCGCGTTTCGGCCGCCACGATCTCGTCGCCGAGATACCTGATCTCTGATTCGACTTGTTCAATCTCGTGTTCGTCATTCTGCATTTGTAGTGCCTTGAGGTTATCCCCTCCGGAACGATCCCCATGCGCGCATTCTGCAAGTTCTGAGGCGAGCGTCAAGTAAAATTTGATATCTCGGTTAGTGATATTGCGTGCCAATTATCATGTTCTTGATATTGCACTCTGCGAGCGCTGTTAGCCTCCGCCGTAACGATTTTGCACGGACTCGGGGAACGTGCCCATAGGACGCGGTGCCACGGCGATGGAGGTGTGGCCGGGGTCGGCTGCGGTCATCGGCTGTGTCGAGCTGCCGCTCGTCACAGGCGACGCCGCAGCCTTTATACGGGCAGTGGACTGGGCGGACTGTTCGCCAAATGGATCCACGGGCCATGAGGTCGCAATGATCTCGTTGCCTTTGGCAGAGAGCACCACGCCAAACTCAGTGCGCTTCACAGACCAGCCCAGCGCCCACAGCTGCTCAGTGGTGAAGCGATCGATGACCTGGCCACCACCGAGTGCCCGGAACTCCACGATATCGCGTGCGCCGTACCAGCCAGCGTGGCGGGCGCGCGAGGTTTCGGCGATCTCCAGTACGTAGGCAACGCCGGCAGGCATCTTCGGCTTGCTAGTGCTCCCCTGCCCCGTGGTCGGGACCTGTGTGACCACCGTGGCCGGCTGGGCCGCTGGTACACGCTGCATGGCGGGAATGCTGGCCTTCTGCTGCTGTATCACCTTCTTAACGGCGCCGGCTTCCCCAACCGAATCATCGGACACGAAGAATCGGACGAAGAAGAACGTGCCGGCGACCAGCAGCAAACCCATGAAGATGGCAGGCGCTCGAAGCGTCTTCCAGAGGGTGCGCGTGTTGCCCTTGTACACCTCGTTGGACTCAATGCCCGGTTGCACACCGTGATACAGCGCCCAGATGGCCGGATCGTACTTGCGCGTCTCCGTGCCGACCGTTTCGTACTTCCCGGTGCCAGTGGCGGCGTAGAAACGCACGGAATAGCGGGATTCTGCGCCAAGGGCGTCGAGCTTGGTGTACGTGTTCTTCTTCGCCATGCGGCGAATGATCAGCCGGTGCAGGTCCTTACAGTCCTGCGAAATGATGACCATGTCCAGGCTGATATGCCCGTGCTTGGCGAAGAAATTGGCGGCACGTTCCGGCAGGTTGGCCCGGTTGGTAGGCCAGTACTCATGTGCCTCATCGATCACGACCAATGAGTGCTTTTCGATGTGCGGGAACGTGACGCCGCCGTCGTTGTCGGTGTCGCACACACACCACTCTGCGACCTCTTTGTCGCCCATCACGTGCACCAACGCGCGGACCTCATCCTCAGGCATATCGAGGTGCAACGCGATGGCGTCGAGCTTCTCCCCTACCCCGTTAAGACGTACGTATACGTGACGTTTGGCGCGCAGCGCAGGCAGGATATGGTGAAGCACGGCTTCGTAGCTCTTGCCGCTGCGCGGTAGGCCTTCGTGTCCAAAGATCATGGGTTAGGTCCACTGGAAGAGGGTGAGGAACACGCGCACAAGACGGAAAACGAGAGCGGTGGCCAGCACCGCCATCGCCTCCGCCACGCGGAGCTGCGCAACGATAAACGCCGTCCACGGCCCCGCTGATCCAAGCAGGGCGCAGAACGTGAAGTCGGACAAGAAGTCGGGTGCTGGGATGAGGTAGACAATCGCCTTGAACATGGATAGGCCGACCTCAACGAGGTCCACCAGCAGGTCGTGCATGAAGTCGTAGAAGTCCGCCCACAGCGACTTGATCTGCTCAGCCAGCCACCCCGTAATCGCCGATACCGGGCCGGTGTCCGCAAACGCCCAGGACGTTGAAGCGATCAATACCAGTATGGCAACCCCAATGATGACCAGATGCTTGCGATTCATAGCAACGCCCACCTCAGGGCAACCACGCTCATGCCGGCAAGGAAAACGAACCCCGCGAATCCGAACAGTGACAGCAGCGGCCCGGAACACAGGCTGGAAAGGTCGAACTTACCGGCGTACTGGCCACCGTCCCAAACCTCGTTGGGGCAGCTCCCGCCGCCCGTGCAGCCACCGAAGAAACCTTTGACCTTGGAAAGGATGGGCGCGCCCTCAATGGCAGACTTGAAGTCCGCTACGACCTTCTCGACGGTCTTGCCCGTCTTCTTGTAGAGCCGTCCGGTCGTGGGGCCGGGAGCGCCGCCGTCCCCGTCACCTTCGCCGGGACCCGGCGTCACACCACCGCCGCCATCACCACCGCCGCCTCCATCACCGTCGCCATCCCCATCACCCTCACCATCACCGTCACCGCCCCCACCACCGCCGCCGTCGCCGCCGCCATCGCCGCCGCCATCTCCACCACCGTCGCCACCGCCGTCACCACCACCGGTATCGCCGCCGCCGCCGTCCCCACCGCCGTCACCATCGCCGTCACCCGGGTCACCGGGCTCAGGGGCGGGCGTGTCATTGTTGTTGCACGTTCCACCGCTTGGTGCGTAGGTAATACCGGTTGGTGATCCAGCATCCAGTGACCCCGAGTAAGCGCAGCCCTTGTGACACACGTCCCCACCGCTACCACCACCCTGTGGCTTCCAACCTGTCTCCTCAGAGCGTGCCGAGCACAAGCCGGCGTAGTAGAAGGTCTCCGTGCCTCTTGGTGCACCACTGCCGCAGGTCCGGCCATATGCCCGCGCCACGTAATTGTTGGCTCCTCCCGAGGCGACGCAGCCGATGTACGGAGCGCCAAAGGATGCCGCTTGACGGTCCGCGTAGGCCTTAGCCGCAGCGTAGGCCTCGCCCTGATCGCACGTTATCGGCGATAGACGGCACGCCTCTTGGGACATTGCGGGCGCGGCCACGCACATCAGCGCGAGAGCTGTTACAGCCAGGTACCACCTCACTGGCTGGCCTCGTTGAATGCCAAGGCGACGGCGTGGCCTGCCAAGCCGCCAAGGAATGCGAACACCATGCAGACCAGCATCAGGACCCCTCCTCTTCACTCTCAACGGCACCGCAGTAGCAGCACTCGCCATCGTTGTCGTAGGTATGCCCGCTGAACACGCAGGCGGTTTCGTCGTCGCTCTCCCCGGCCTCGTCGTCGGCGATCTCGTCGTCAACGTCATCCTGATCGTGATCCGTGAAGAACGACGCGACGCGATCAACTGCCCAGCGACCAAAACCCGGCAGAGCCATCAGCGAGCCGGCGCCGACGATAGTCACAATTGCAAGCGCTACAGAAAGGCCCTTGAAGACGTCGCTGAAATCCACGGATCACCTCAGTAGTCGATTACGATTCGGCACTCGTTGCACCACAGGTTGCCGTCGTCCAACTCAATCACGTCATCGCCCAAGCATTCAGTGCACCACTCGGTGTCCTGGCACTCTTCGGCGATGGCGTCATTGGGCTGTTTGCTCATAGGAATTGGGGCAGGTTTCCCTGCCCCTCCCGGTTGCACCATTCCGCTATCAGCGGAAGAAGGTGGCGACCTTGTTGGTAGCCCAGCGAGCGAAGCCCGGACCGGCCTTGATAGCGCCGGCGCTGATGATGGCGGAGATCGCACTGGCCGCAGCCAGACCCGTCAGAATGTCACCGAAATCCATTGAAACTCTCCTGTTTGATGCGCTTATGCGCGGAAGGTGGGATGGTCAATCCCGGTCTGTACTGACCGACTTCACGACTGCCCCGACGAGATACCCGACCACGTTGAGCGCCAAGATCAGGCCGAAGACACCCGAAAACCATCCAGCGGCAACCTCAGGTTCCGGCCACTGGAAAATGTCCACTAGGACGGATGCCGTTGCGTGTTCCGAGCCGGACACCAACACGTAGCCACCGCATTGCGATACGGCTTCGCCCGTGGGCACCAACGTGCCGGCCTCGGTCAAGGTCACGCAGACGGCCATGGATTAGGCCGCGTTCGCGCGTGCGGCGGTCTTCTGGACCGGAATGAGCGCGGTGAACTTGCTCAGGTTCAGCACACCCTTATTGACCTGGGCCATGCTGGCGACGTCGAGGACGTAATCACCTTCCGGGAACGCGGCCTGACCCTTGTCCAGGCGAACATCGAACGGGTAGGCGAAGCCGCCGGCTTCCAGCTTGGCCTTCTGCTTGCGGGTGGTGTACTCCCGGTCCTTGCCCTCGTCGTCCTTGAAGGTGCCACCGCGTTCGTCCACGGTTGCGCTCAGAACGGTGACCTTGATTTCGTTGTTCATGCTGTACCCCTTTGAGGTTGGTTTACGCCCGCGATTTCGGGCCAATGCGCTGCTGTATCACCTGTGACCCACTTCGGCAGCTTTGGCGAAGTGCAGGTATCCATGACTGCCTTGAACGAATCCGCGTCCGGGCAATTTCGGCTGATGAAGTTGAAGACCGCGCCGTACTGGCGCTTGAGGTGCCTTCGGGCGCTCTTCCACGTCGCATCCACTGCAGCTTTCGTGATATCGATCCGCGTTGCGACGCAGTGCAGAAAGTTCAGCACCGGGTACGCACCCAGCAGGTAGGACGCGGGGTCGCGGAGAATGTCGAGGGGAAGCTCTTTGCGGTTGGATGCACGGAACTGAGCCTCATAGCGCACCCACGGCGAGTTCTTGTCGCCCTGCTCCCTGCCCTTCTCATACACGCGCAGCTGCTTCTCCGACTTCTTCCCGCCCACGTATAGGGTCTTACCGTCGCCGCTGTCGTAGTCGTCCACCAGCTGCGCTTTAGGCCGCTGGCCACGATTGTCGAACTCACCATCGGCGTACCACCTCTGTGCCAGGCGCAGCGGATATTCCCCAATCAGGTCATCGGCGCACACGTCAACACGGGTGATCCTTCCGGCGCAGCTTTCGAGCTTCGCTCGAAGCTCCAGCCACCGCTTCGCATGGCCGCAGCGCGCTGCGCCAATGGCCTTGCATCCGGTACCGGTCAGTTCGATACGCGCGGTATACGTGCCATCAGCACGCCGGCACTCTTCCCCGCCCAGCTCGATCATCCCCACGAACTCTTTTGCGGCATTGAGGATCTTGACGCGCCACAGATAGAAGCGACCGCCACCGGCTGCGACGTCCAGTTCAAGGCCGAGGCCAGCGAAGAACCAGCAGAACACTTGCAGTGCCGCGATGCGGGCGTTGTCAGCGCTGACGTCGATCCACTGGCGCATTTCTTCCTGCGATTCGCCTTCGATGAAGTCGACTTCCCGCAGGGCTGCGAAGAGGTCCACCGAAGCGGAGAACCAGTCAATGCCGACCGTCAGGGTTCCCGCCTCGTTCCTGAATTCACTGACTCCCCTGTTAGACGAGGGGAGTCCCGACTCCGCGCGATCCCCGGCCATCACGATTTGCCCCGCAGCAGTGCTGAAATGCACATGCAAGCCAGCAGCAGGAGGGCGCCGACGAAACCGATGAAGAGCCAATCAGCCACCGGCTACCTCCGCCATATCCGCGAAGCGGGCAGCGCCCAGCAGGTCGCCGCGCTTGGTGGCTTCGATTTCGTTACGGCGGAGTTCGGCCAGCGCATTTGCCGCGTAGGCCGCGTCACGAATCGGGCGGCTGGCGGCGGCGTCGCGGCGCTGGATCGCCCAGGTACCGATGCGCACTGCGCCGAAGGCGATGCACATGCAGGCGGCGATCAGAGTGAGGATGCAGAGAACCGCGCTCACAGGCTGCGGCCCTTGCGGAACCGGAAGTAAGCCAAAAGGGCCTTGACCGCTATGACGATCAGGACCGGCACTACGAAGACGAAAGGATTCATGCGCCCTACCCCACCCCTAGCCCCTAGAACCCCGCCAGCGCCCTAGGGGGAGCGGCTGGCGGGTACCGCCTACATGCGTAGGCGATGGGGCTTTATACGCGCCTACGCCCGTAGGCGTCAACACCTGTAGGCTACAGCTGTACACGACACCGAGGCGGTTATGGACTGGAACGACTTTTTCGAACGCACCCGGGTTTCGGCCAAGGTCGATAGCTATTCGAAACTGGCCCCGCTGCTGGGGATTACGGACGGTGCGATAGGCCACTACCGCATGGGCCGGCGTGTGCCCCAGGTCTGGGTCGTTGCGGACGCGTTGCGCATCCAAGGGCACCCGGAGCCTGAAAAACAGGCAATTGAGATCATGAAGCGTGCGGCGCTTACGTCGCCTGAGCGCACGTTCTGGAAGCGACTGGCGGCCACTGCTATGGCCCTAGCGCTGGGGGTCGGCTTCGCCCTGCCTCGCGACGCACAAGCAGCAGCGCAGGGGTTTGACGCGGCACCCTCTATACATTATGCGAAATAGGATGCTGCTCCCTGATCCAACCTACACCGCTCCCTGCCGCTTTCACTGACGAAGCAGGTAAATCTGTTACCAAGCGCCCGCCGCGGCGCGCAGGCCATTGGCGTGGGCGAAGTCGTCGGCACTCTCACAGTGGGCAAAAGCGCTGATATGCAAATCGTCCGACTCGATTCACTGAACCTCGCCGGCTTCGGAGGAGGAGATCCTTTCGCCCGAGTGACGTGGATTGGCCCGGCACTGAGTGATCGCGCGATCGCCCTGGTTATCCAGCGCCGCGCTAGCCGGCCTGGACGGAGATTTCGGCGGGCACAGCCTGCGCTCCGGCTTCGTCACCGAAGGAGCGCGGCAGGGTGTCTCCCTGCCCGCCCTGATGGCGATGACCGATCACCGCTGGGCGGCCAGTGTGATTGGGTATTACCAGCAGGGCCGTGTGGCTGAGAATCCGGCCGCACAGCTGCTGGAGGGCCGGTGACCGCCGGTGGCGGGCGCATTGGTCGCCGCCGCTGGCAGCCGGTCTTAGGGCGCCAGGGTCTGCCGGCTCGATCGCAGGCGTGCGGCAGTACAATCGGACAGAGCACCATGTGCGCGGAGTTCGTACTGAAGGAGGGAGGGATGGATCCATCAGGTTTCCTACACCAAGCCTACGTCGGCCATGGCTTCGAGCGGTTGGTGACGAAGCGCCGCGCGGCCGTCGGAGAGGTAATCGTCCAGCACAGTCGCACCGTCCTTGACCGGCACGGTGCCAGGCGGCAGGTTGACGTCCACATCGTTCTACGATCCTGCCCCTTCCCTTCCACGGCGAGCTGCCCGGCACCCTGGGGAGCCCGCATGCGGCGCCGGCAGGACGGACGCCGAACACAGGAGCGGATCTTCATAGCGCGCCCGAAGGCTCTGCGCAGGCACACCTGCCTAGCATCTTACGGCGCGACACGTGGGCACTGGTACACAACTGCGAGAACAGGGGAGTTCAATAATGGAGCGTACGTCGCAAGGGGCGCTGTGGAGAGTATGGGACTTTCACTGCCATACGCCGGCATCGTATCAATGGAGTGGCTCGCCCAATTTGCGTGGAGCGGTTGGCGAGGCCAGGCAGGCGATCGTCAAAGAGACCGTCCTTTCATTGAAGAATGCCGAACCAGATGTCTTCGTGATTATGGACTACTGGACATTCGACGGCTACTTGGCGGTGACCGATTACGTGCACCAGCACCCGGAAGAGCTGCCGAGCAAGCAAGTCTTCCCGGGTATCGAGCTGCGCGTAGAGAGCTCGCTGGACAAGCGGCTCAATGTGCATCTGGTCATCGATCCCACAGTGGAACGACAGGTCCTTCAGGACGTATTGAATGATCTAAAGGTGAGCCTTTGTGCTGGCGAGCGAGGGCTGAGCGAGGCATGTCTGATCCAGTACGCCCGGGAGCTGGGCGCAGAAAAACTAAGCCGTCACGGCTTCGACGCTGCACGTGTAGCCCAAGATCCTGAGTACGCGCTGACGGTGGGGTGGCAAACCGCAATGGTGACGCCCCACTCCCTGTCCAAGGCACTGGAGACGCTGGGCTCGCGCGGACGACTTCTGATGCCCTGGGACACCTATGGTGGCCTCAAAGACATCAAGCCGGGTCCGCACTATGCGGAGGTCAGGCGACACATGACTGCCGCGAGCATCTTCGAGTGCAAGGACCAGGGCAATCGCGACGCCTTTCATGGCGTCAGGTCGGCTGACAACGAGAAGTACTTTGACGCCTTCTGGAAATCGTTGGGGTCACGCCCGCGCTTGTGTGTGCGCGGCACTGATGCCCACAAGCATGCAGACTACGGTGTGTTTCCGAACGGCATGAAGACGTGGATCAAGGCTGAGCCAACCTTCCAGGGAATGTGCCACGCGATCAAGGAGCCATCGTTTCGTTCGTACATCGGAGACATCCCGCCCAAACTCGCGCAGGTGAGAGACAGCGGCCGCCTCTTCATGAAGAGATTGACCGTCACACGCAAACCGTCCGCCACCCTCGCCGAGGCTTGGTTTGACGGAACGGATATTGAACTGAATCCGGATCTGGTCGCGATCATCGGCAACAAGGGCTCAGGCAAGAGTGGTCTGGCAGAAGTGTTGGCCTTGGCTGGAAACTCCAAAGCCCATGAGTACTTTACCTTCCTGATCGATGACCGCTTCAAGAGCGGGGCCACTCAACGAGCCGCCGCATTCGAGGCGGCGCTGACATGGTGTAACGACGATGTCGGACAAGTGTCGCTGGACCACCGGTTCATAGAGGATCAGCCTGAACGCGTGAAGTACATCTCGCAGGATTACTTTGAGATGCTCTGCAACGATCACATCAATGGACAGTCCGACCAGTTCAGTGCAGAGATTCGGCAAGTGCTGTTCTCGCACCTGGACAGCGCTGACAAGGGCTCGCACGCAGGTTTGGATGAATACCTCGCGGACAAGGAGCGCCCCGCGTTGGAGCGCATAGGCGCTCACCGAGTTGCACTTGGCGATATCAATCGCGCGCTCGCTGATCTAGAGCAGCAAGCGAGCGCAGGCCATCTCAATGAACTCAGGGAACGCTTGGCATCCAAGGAGCTCGAACTCGGCGATCACAACGCCAAGATGCCCGCTGAAGTACAGAAGCCTGAAGCTGGCAGTGATGATCTATCCCCGGAGGGAGAGCGACTGAAGGTGATCGCCGAGGAACTCGCGGTCAGGGAGTCGGCGAGGCAGAACTCCGAGGCAACCAGGCGCATGCTGGCGTCACGCCGCACCAAGGTAGCCAGCGTAGCGCAACGCTTGGACGACCATGTGGCACTGGCCACCCAGCTAGGGGCGGCCCTGGAAAAGGAGCTGGCAGAAGTTGCCGTCGACATCCGGCCGCTGATTTCCGTTGAGGTGAAGTCAGGGCTTCTGCGAGAAGTGGCCGCGGAGGACGCGCTTCACATTGAGCAGCTTGTTAATCAGGAGCTGGAGCTTCAAGTTGTGCGGCAGACACTCGAAGCCGAGCAGAAGCAGCTCCAAGAAAAGCTGGATGGTCCTTCCAAAGCTTACCAGGAGTACCTCACTGCCCGCGCGACGTGGGATCGCATTCGCGCCCAGATCGTCGGTACGGAAGGCCAGACGGATACCGTGGCGTTCTACAAGGCCAGAATTGCTGATCTATCCACCCTGCCGGACCGCTGCCGAGTGTTGCAGGAAAAGCAGGATGAGATTGTGCGCCAAATTCATCAAGAGCTCGTCTCGATTGCGGAGTCGCGCCGACCGCTCTTCGATGGCGTTGAGGAGATTGTCAGATCAGTGCCCGGGGTAGCCGAAGAACTCAAAGTAGCGTTCCAGAGCGCATTGTTCTTTGATCGATCTGCGTTCTTTGAGAGCTTCTTTGGGCAGGTGAAGCAGAACACGGGCGGCTTCCGTGGTGAGATGGAGGGTGCATCGAAGCTCAATGGGCTCATTCGTTCGATTGACTTCAATGACACCGAGAGCGTCGTCGCCGGCCTCCGATCAATCCGCAACGAGATCACGAAGAACGGTGAGACCGACCTGCCCTTGATACCGATATTGCGAGCAAAAGTTGAGGTGGAGGACTTCTATGACTCACTTTTCGATCTTCGGAATCTCGAAGCCAAGTTCTCCCTTAGCTTGGCAGGCACTAGCATCCAGCAAATGTCGCCAGGACAACGAGGTGCATTGCTACTGATCTTCTACCTGCTGGTTGATACTGATCCGACCCCACTGATCCTAGATCAGCCAGAGGAGAACCTTGACAACCAAACGGTCTATTCGATGCTTGTTCCGATCATCCAGCGGGCCAAGGAGACTCGGCAAATCGTGATGGTCACCCACAATGCCAACTTGGCCGTCTGCTGTGATGCTGAGCAGATCATCCATGCGGAGTTTGATCGCGCTGACGGCTTCGCATTGCGTTATCAAAGCGGGGCCATTGAGAGCATGGAATTGAACAGGTCGGTCCTCAACGTACTGGAGGGCACTACTCCCGCATTTGAGAATCGACAGGCAAAGTACCTGCATTGATAGAAGTGCCGACGCTCGCTGGCTCGCGAGCGTCGGCTTCTTTGAATTTTGAAAGCAGTCCACTATTGCTACGGGCTTGCGCTTGAACTGCGCCAGCCACAATGGCGGGGACAGCATTGACGAGCTTCCCTTCCATCCTGCAGAAATCATGTGCCACCAAAACAGTGCCGGCATTCCCGCCCCAACATTGACCGGCACCGAGCTCAATCCACCTTGCTAGAGAACATCGAACGTACCGTGCTGCACCGTGTGTACCATGGAGTAAGGATTCGCAAGCGTCATCCAATACTGGCTTCGGCGCAACGATATCACGGTCAAGGTGGGTCTTCGTGCAATCGACGGAGATCTGGTTTCGACGTTGCCCGGCTTCGTCAGAGAGTGATGTCTGGCGGGATACACCTTGGGTCATATTGGGCCGGCCAGCCTTTCGTAGACACCTATGGAGCCCTAATGGTCGGCAACGATAGAGGTGTCTATGAGCAACAAGCGCTACGCGGATGAGTTCAAGTCCGAGGCAATCAAGCAGGTGCTCGAGCGCGGCTTCACGGTGGTGGATGTGGCGGCGCGCATTGGTGTCCCGGACCACACTCTTTACCTTTACGGCTGGGTGCAGCGGTTGGACTCGGGTAATGTCCCGGTCGGGCGCTCTCCGACACGTTGCTACGCGCTAGGACAAGCTCCATCGTGCGTGCACCTGCTCCATTTGGATTGGACGCAACCGCCAACGACGAGGTTGGCCATCCCGTACAAGGATTGTTGGAGCATGGTTCGATCCATGCCAGAAGCGCACTCATGGTGAAATGAGCCAGCGGAGCCAAAGGGCGCCATTCAGACTATCAAGCACTAAGCCACTAGTGCTCGGATTGCGCCATCGATCTCCGCCTCTCCCCTCTTCCACTTCTTCGCCAAACGGCTTCCGAACTCTCTACACAACGAATCCAACCCGGCCTCTGTCTCATAGCTGGAAACGCGCAGAATTGCCTCCCTAAATGTTGCCGCCCCCATCACGTGTACGCGCCGATTCATAAGCTCCTTTGCATTTAGCTCATCGAGCTTGCAGTTCTGTATGACCTGGAGGCCCAATGGGCAGGAATCCACTGCTTCATAAACCCATCCAGTGTGGATGGAAATATGAGCAGAGTACTCGTGAAGGTGCGGGTGAACCCAGTTGAATGCTGTTTTGTCGACGGGATACGGCGCCTCGGGGCCCAGGCTCTTGAATAGGACGGACTTAACTCCTTTATTGTTGTTGCAGTCCTTGCATGCCAAGGCAAGATTGCGCAGCTCGAAACAAAAGCGGCCGTACTTCTTTTTAAGGGACCCCTTATCAATGATGTGATCTAGCTCGTAGGCGCCTTTGTTGTAGTTGATTGCCCTTCGGCAATAGCAGCAACAGTCCTTCTGCTGCTTGCGCAAGCGCTTTAGTATAGACCTTCGATACCAAGCCGCACTTGAGTGCGTCCAGTCGTATCCATAGTTGTTAATCGTGTAGGCGAGCTTTGCGGTTGTGGTTGCTCGAAGCTTAACTCTGCCAACCTTCTCGTACTTGACATCAATTTTGGCCATCGGAGATCAGTCCTCTACTTCCATCTCTACTAGCGCTGACATGGTTTGAATTACTTCACGAACTGCGTCGTCATTTGGAAGCTCACCGACGATTTGCGCCAAGGCTCGCACCTTCTTCACTAGCAAGGGATCCTTTCTGTTTCCTTTGGAAAACAGCTTGAGGGCGGTGTCGATCTGCTTGGTAAAGTCGCGGCTCCGCGTGCTCTCCAAGCCAAATACGACGCGAAGGATGTTGTCGGCTGCCCAGCCATAAGGGCCGCTAACCAGAGGTTTTGATCTCACACGGGACCTGCTCCACGACAGTGCAATGACCTCGGCGATGTCTGACGATAGTGACGATGCTACGTGGGGCGAATGTGTGGAGACCACAACGTGGACGCCTTTGGACGTACTGATCGCCTTTTGAAGCAACGGCAAATACTCCTGCTGCCATGCCGGATGAAGACTATTCTCTGGCTCGTCTACGAGTACCAACGTGCCATCCGTAACGGTGGCAGCTACAAAGATCAGAGATGAAAGTAGGTGCCATTGTCCAGAGCTCAGCTGCGTTAGATCCACGGTCGCTCCTACCGAGTCAAGCCCATTGCACCGCTTGACACGCAGAACGCCCAACTGGAGTAAGACCTGCAGGACGTCTGGCTCTGCAGGCCCGGTGTCGAGTGTGCACTTATCGTGAAGGTCGACATGGATTCGCGCGCTCTTTTTTGCCCGCAAGAACCGTACGCTGCGCTGCAGAATATCCCCCGACAACACATTAGCCGACAACGAGAGTCTAGAGGAATCTATCACGCTCTTAAGGCGAGCAAGACTCCAACTTCCGCCTGCAAGTTCGTCTACTTCAACATAGAAATAGATATACGGGGCCAACTTAAGAGTTGAGAACGCGCTACGTAGTCCGACTGCGCGTATCGAGAGCGCATTGGATTCAGCCAGGATGGCAGCGGCAACTTGTTGGACAGATTGGACTCGGCTGACCAGGTTGTTGTCGGTACGAGGTCCGATGTAGCTGTAGCTTGCTCTGGTGCGACCGAGTCGCTTGGCGTTCATTCGCGAGGGAAATCTGTCCGTTGCTACGCCAGAGACTGCGATCACATGTGGGATAATCGCTTGTTCCCATAGCCGTATTTGACCGCCCTTCCCTTCTATGTACGTCGAGTCGCTAGACGGGCGCGGTACGACTATATCCACGATGTCGCGCAATGTTCTGCTCTTTCTGGTTCCATTGGCACCTACAAGGATAGAGAAGCAGTTGTCTCGCATTCCCTTAGGTTTCCTGAATTTCAGTTTGAACGGATAGGCGCCATCCGACTCATTAAATGCGATAAATTCTCGGATCTTCATTCTGCAGATCTAGGTATGTTATATATTAGGGTGTCCGGTCGGACAAGATGCCGGCGATTGATTAAGTGAGTTTGGCGCGGAATTCAGTTGCAGCGAGGTTGACTAGATGATGGCCGCACTACCGACGCCGCCCTGGCCATCGAACGAGATTGCTATCCGGACTTTGCCGCTGGGGTCGATAAGGCGGGAGACAATCTCATCCAGTGCGCGCCGCACCTGCACGTAGTTGGCCTGCTGATCATTGCCGAGCCGGTGATAGTCGGATGTCATTGATCTCAGCTTATCTTTTCGCAACTGGAGGGTCTCACCGGAGTTCCAGAACGCCTTACCCATCAGTGTGGCCTCCCTAGTGGAGACGGCTTTCCCGAACTGCTCCAGGAGATCGTTCCAGCGCTCCACGTTCACCGATATGCGTGAGTAGTTACGCTGCGCCGGATCGAGATAGGCGGTAACGAAATCAAGCGCTGAGGCGAGGTTGAGAAAGAGTTCGCGTCTGGCCAGTAGTGGCCTCATCCGCTCGATAAGGCCTTTAAGCTTGTTGAACGTTTCGCCAGTCCCAAAGGTATCCGAGTCGGTCAACGTCGAAATCTGCCTGATCAGCGAGCGCATGTCCTCCTCAAGCTTGTTGCGCCACGCGTAGGAGTCCTTGATGACGCCTTCGATCGTGTTCATCTTGTGCTGGGGCAGCTCATCTGGACAGCGCAGCTCTCGCATGTGCGAGGCAATCTCCTTGATGTAGTCGAATGCGCCTGTGATTCGTGCTTTGTCCTCGTTTTCCTGCCTTTCAATTACTTCGGCGATGGAGTCCTTGATTACGCCAAGGCTCTTCTCGATGTCTGCCAGATGGGACTGAGCCACAGCAATGCTGACAAGCTGAAACGCTCCACCCGCCAGCTGCTTGGCCTTTCCGCCTTGCATAAGCCTGGCCTTTCCGACCACTTTATTGGACGAGTCAACCGCATCGGCGAGGATCTCTCCCGACTTGGTCCTCATCAATGAGTAAGTGCCTTCCGTGAGTCCCTTTTGGATCTCGGGCTTGAAGACCACCTCGACAGTCCTGCCGGGAACGCTTGCAGCACCTTTGAACAAGTCGGCTGCAAGATGCTTGACGCGTTCGATGCCACTGCCGGACGAATCGAGAGTGTGCGTTCGCGCCGGGATGCGCTCGATTTCTCTACATTCAAGCAGGCTCGTTCCGTTGTCGTCAAACAGAGCGAAGTTGCAGCCTAGGTCGGTCTTCGCCTCGAGCATACCGGTCGACGATGAATCGACGCGACTGGGCTCACCGGCCTCAATAGGAGTGCTGGTTGCTTTCCGGCGGATGACGATGAACGAGGCGCCTGCGATGAGCAGCGCCAAGATGGTGATAAGCAGAATGGTGTTCAAAGCTACCTCAAAATGTGTTCGTATGGGTTTAGCGATAGACAGCTCTTCGTGTCGCCCTGAGCGATGCCCAGTTGATGGCGGCCTCAAGCGGGCTGACTTAGGTGTCCAGCCGCGTGCGCATAGCTACCCGTATCCACCCCATTGGATAGATCATCGCCATTACATAGATCATCAGTGCCCCGACCAAGTCGCATGCTGCTGCCCAAGCTCCTCCATTTCCAGTTGAGGAACTGGAGATACGAAGGAACCAGAACGGGGAGCTGGCCTAGTTTCTGCAGTCCGCCGTGGAACAGGCGCATATGCTCGCGCCTATTCTGGTGCAGGCAGGTAACGAACCGCATGCGCTGTTTAAGCTCTACCCGCCCCCACTGCTGCACCAGCGGGTAGACCCAGCCGTTCCTAAAGATTATGGATTCGACCGGGCCCGCATCTGCGGGGGGCACTTCCACCTGCATATCCATTGCGGTGACCTGGGGTATTGAAGAGCAGACGCCCTGCCCTGGCGCGGCACATTGGACCGGTAGTCAATCATAGCGTTGGGGGCCGTATTCGGATGTCGGGATTCCCCCGACCCCAGGTGCGGAAGACTCACTTATCCGACTGCAGCCGCCCATTGTCAGCACCAGCGCGCACAGCAGGATCAGTCGCAAAGTGTGGACCAAGGCGGGGTTCGCCCCTGCAATCTTCAT